GCAGATAATTCAGGTTCATCAATAAGGTTCCAAGGTTATAATTTATTCAATCCTGGTAGCTCTAACCCTAGGTACTCTGAAATAATAGGAGTAAACGGAGGTAATAGTGTCCCTAAAAGAATCGATTTTAAATTTCATGCAGATACAGATATAAAAACACCATTATCTATCTTACAATCAGGTAAGGTAGGTATAGGTACTACTAGTCCTGCTAATTTAGTCGAATTAAGATCTGATTCAGGAGGTACAATTTTACGTCTAAGAAATCGTGATGGAGCTTTAACCGATGCTGGAGATGTACAAAACTCTATTGTAATGAACGGTAGATACTGGTCAGGAGCAAATACTGATTTTGTTGAAACAAGAATAAATTCTGTGCATCAGTTAGCTAACGGTAACGGAGGTTCAGCTTTAACCTTTATGACACAAACAGGAGGTAGCGCACCAACAGAAAAAGTTAGAATAGATAGAGACGGTAAGGTAGGTATAGGTACAACTGATCCTTCTTTCCAACTATCAATCGAAAATCATGATACAGATACCTCAACTGCTACGTTAGAATTAGACGGAAAAAGGACAAACGGAACAGATGGTCCTGTTGGAGAAATGATCTTTAGTAATAACGGTGATACTTTTGCTACAGTTGCAGGATATAGAGATAACGCTGATAATAAAGGTTCCTTACAGTTTCAAACTCAAGATAGTTCATTCGCTACTAGAATGACAATATCATCAGAAGGAAATGTTGGTATAGGAGTTACTAACCCTGCAGATGGGTTACTTCAAGTTAGTCAAAACTCTTCTCAATGGATGGGATACTTCTACAATACCAGCACTTCAGGTATTGGAGCACATATAGAAACTAATTCAAGCGGCACCCAACAAGTGTTGAGAGTTTCTTCTATTTTTGGAGGCAGCAATAATGCTGGATTTAGAGTATTGGCAAATGGTAATGCTTATTTTGGTAGAAATTCATCTGCACCATCTCAAGAATTATCTACTTCGGCAACACCAACTAACTTTGGTAAATACACTTCAGAAATTAGATTAATAAAAACTCCTAACGGAGGATTACAAAAATGTAGAGTAATTACAGATAATTACGGTGAATGGGTTTTAGTCGGTAGATTCGCTAGTAATGCTATGAATGAAATACAGGGTACTTGGAGTTCTGTATCCGGATTAAGTACGTCTACATCCCAAAGTGAAACCACACAGTTCTCTGCAGATTTTGGGAATAGCTATCCTACAGAGGTTAGAATTATGGGTGCAACAGACTTTACTAAATGGAGGGATACACGAACTATAGATTTTATATACGGAGTACCAGCAGGTAGACTATGGAAACATTTCTTTTCTGGAGGGGCTGATAGCGGAATGGCATCAGTTGGACCTAATCATTCGGGTAATAATAAATTTGGATGGAATATAAATGGTAGTTACGATGGATTCGGAAGATGGATTAACCCATCGCAAACCTCAGTAGGTATGTCTGATGGTAATGTTACAAATCCATCATCGGCATATACAACAGCTACTGCAAACGCTTTCAATTGGGAGGGTGCTGCAGATGCTAAGATTACTGTATCTGCTACAAGAACTTATAGTGGACAAGATAGTTTTGAACATGCAGGTTTTGGTAATGATGATGGAATAAATGGATTTTTTGATGAATATCCTACTGAAACAAACAATATGCAAGGTGGACAAGACTTTAGTTCTGCTGTGTGGGTATTGATTAAATTACCTAAATCAGATAGTGGTGGAGGATCACAAGGGCCTTATTTACCACTTTCTGCTGGATCAACATATTCTTTATCAGGGGAATTATTTATAAATGCAGGAGCAGGAATAAGTGTAGAAGGAACATCAAATGATTTATACTTCTTACAAGGTAAAAGAACTGGAAATTCAGGTCCTACTTTTTCAGTATACGATAACGCTTCTACTGCTTATTTAAATTCGTACGCGTCAATGGCCTTTCGTGCAAATCAGCACGGTGGTTCAGGAGGTAATTTTACTTTTACTGGCGGTAACGTAGGTATCGGTACCTCTTCACCTGGAACTGGTCTTTACATATCAGGAGATTCTGCTAACTGGAATACTACACAACCAGGAACAGCGGTTGGTACTATACACTTAGATCCAGGAGTTGCTACTGATCATTTTGGTAATGCAATAACATTTGGAGCTAGTGATACCGCTAATGGATCAAATGCTCAAGCAGGTATATATGTAAGATCAGATGGTTCCTACGGTACTAAAATGTATTTTGCTACAACCGATTCCTATGCAGTAGGTTCTAAGACTAGTATGTGGTTAGATCACTCTGGTAATTTAAGAGTAAAAGGTGATGTAATAGCATTCTACTCATCTGATAAAAGATTTAAAGATAATCTAGTAAAAATTAATAATCCCCTAGTTAAAATTAATAAACTCTCTGGTTATTATTTTAATTGGAATGATAAACAAGACACTTACGAGAAAGGGAGTAAAGATATCGGTATTATAGCTCAAGAGATAGAGGGAGTCTTACCGGAAATAGTTCAAACTAGAGAAAACGGATACAAAGCAGTAAACTACCAAAAAATAGTTGCTTTGTTAATAGAAGGTATGAAAGAACAGCAAGAAACTATCGATAAATTAGAAGATAGAATAAAAAAGTTGGAGAATAAATAAATTTAGCTTATATTATATTAAAGTAAAACAAAATGGCAATACAATTAAAAGGAACATTAAAAACAGATTGGGGTAATACAGAAACAGCCTACATTAGGATAGAATTTTATAAAGTAAAGCCATGGTTAGGTGAAGTAGAGTACAACCCTGTAGTATTTCTATCATCAAGCGATGCTCTTAAATCTAAAAAGTACTACTACCAAGATGACTTAGTAAATGTAGCATGTGTTCCAATGTATAACCTAGAATACGAATCTGGATCTATCACAGGTTCTTTAAACTTACCTGAACTTATTTCTTTCCCTTTAACAGGGTCTACAGAACAAGTTGTTAGAGAACATTGGGAGGAAATATTCACTTCTTCAAGTCAAACCTATATAGATTTTGATGATGATGGAAATGAAGTAGAAGAAACTAGATGGGTATCTAGTTCGGAATGGACATATATTAGTGAATCTGTACTTGACGTTAACCGTATACAGATGGATAACTTAACTAATATTTACCAGCATTGTTACACGCATTTAAAAGGAGAACTGCAAAATTTAGTACCTAGTTCAAGTTTATTAGACGTTTAAATTAAATTAAGTTATGGATTTCGGAGTTGATATAATCTACGTATTAAATCTCCCTGCATACACTGAAAGGAAAGCTAAAATATTAGACTTTTTCAATAAGTTTAATATTACCAACTATCAGTTTATAGAATGTATTGCAGGAAGTGATTTAAAAAGCCAACAAGAACTTATAAAAGAGGGTACATTAAACCCTATATTTATAGACTGCAATGGACTACTAACCAAAAATATTATAGGCTGTGCCCTTTCCCACAGGTTAGCGTATACTGCTTTCATAAACTCAGAACATGCTAACTGTTTAATACTGGAAGATGATGCTACGTTTAGCGAAAGAATGACTGAATATATTCTTACAGGCAGACTAACTAACTTTATTGAGCAAGTAAAAAGAACACCTTACGATATTGTTATGTGGGGCAGGACCAATGAAGAATTATTAGGAAAAAATACAACTGATCAAACAGAGATATTTAAACCTGATATGCTTTCAGACAAATATGCTGGGCATGCATACCAGTTAAATAGGAAATCAGCTCAGGTATTATTAGATAAAGGTCTTCCATTACGTTTTGCAGCAGATGTATTTTTAGAAACCTTAGGTTTGGAAGTAATTTCCCCGCAACATTCTTTATTTGTACAATACAGAGGACATGTAAAAGAAGAAGATTTACATAGAGTGTTTCATTCTTTTTGGGTTTCAAATACACCTAAAGAGTTTCGAGGTACTACCGCAGAAGAGATACGAAAGGTAGATGACTCTCCTTACGCTGTACAAAATGCGAATATTGCTCCATCTTTTTCTGTGGAAAAAGTTGTTTTTAACTTTTATAAACCTTATCTTAGTAAAATACCGGTTAAGTGGGCGTATATACATTTAAACACCTAATATGAAAGGAATACATGTTAATTGGACCAAACCTTTTTTTCATAGAGAAAGATTAAGAGGACATGGATTTAGATCTACACGTGAATTACCAGGAGAATGCTATGATCAACCAACATACCAAATACTGTACACCATTTTATCTGCAGGGATGTGGAAACATCACAATGGTACAATAAAACTTTACACAGATTCAATAGGTTTTAACTTTTATCAGCAATTTGGTATCAATGATCTTTATGATGAAGTAGATATAAAGTTTTTAGATGGATATTCGAAAACTGATATAGACCCGGCTTATTTTTGGACTAGCGGTAAAATAAAAGTTCTAGCAAACCAATCTGAACCATTTATTTTCATGGACCAAGATATGATAATCAGACAACCTATACCAGATTATATACTGGAAGGAGATTTAACAGTAACTCATTGGGAAATACCCAGAGGGTATTACTACTTTGAAAAAGAAGATTGGGAAAAAGATATAAAACATATTGAATTCCCAGACAATTATAACTGTAACGACCTTTGTCCGAATACTTCTTTTTTAGCAGTAAATAATATGAAATTAAAATCTGAATACTCTAATTGGCATAAAAAGTTAGTTGCAACAAATGGTGACTATGTACCTGAATGGTTTTGGTTACTTACTGATCAAGGCATATTAGGACATGTTATTAGAGAAGGAGATTATAAAGCTAATACGTTAACAGATAGGGTGTTTTTAGCTAATAGTAATTACTCAGACCGTAAAGATAGATATAAAGGTAAATCAGAACAATGGTACTTACCGCTTGGTGCATCAGATAAAAAAGATACTGATTTAGTATGGGAACATGTATGGTTTAATAAAATACATTTTAACATGTTTCCTGAGTTTCTAGCAAAAGAAACAAAAAGGTACTTTAGAGAATGTATTGAGCTTGGATTAGGTAAGTATTTACAACATTCAAGATTTAAAAAATATTGGGATGAATACAACAATACCTATAATTAGAACATACTGGGGGGAAAGGAATGAAACTAAAGCTGAAATTCCAAGATTCCCGGTAATGAGTAATCACTTGGTATACGTTTGGGGTAAGGAGAACGAAAACTTTCTAAAAGAAAGAGGATTTAACACATTCTTAGTTAAGGACTCACACCCCTATTTTGAAACATACAATACCCAATACGGTAAAAAATTAGTAGCATTAGACTTAGCTTTGAAGAAGTTTGAAAAAGTCATTATGTTGGATTGGGATTGTTACGCTTTAAGACCATTAGATAAGAACTTTTATAATCTATTAAATAAAAATGAGACACTCTGCCCTTTATATGCTCAACATAAAGACACAGTAGAATCATTTAAGGAAACTTTTGAAGGAAGATTAATTTTAAATTATAACTTAGAATACTTTAAAGTCCTTGAAAGAGAATTTAAAAAATATAATTGGGAGTTTAAAGAAGGATTAGCAACACCTAATTTTGGTTGTTTGTATACATCAAATAGAAACTTAGGAAGAGATTTAATAGATATAACTATAAAAAATAAAATCGAAGGATGTATAGAAGAACATGCTATGCTAATATATTCCAACTGTAGTTTAAAAGAATATATTAATAAATTTCAACCAGTATATGTTCAAGGAGTAAGTGACGATAGAACTGATCACTACTTTAAGATTAGTAAAATACAAAGAAAACTAAATAAGTTTATTAATGAAGAGCTTGATATGAATTTATATTTTAAACATATATAATGAAAGCATTTTGTGATTTACCTTTTACTAGATTAAAAATTAACGAAGACGGGAGTTACCATTCCTGCTGCTTTCAATCTTCTATGTACGGTAATATATTAAAAGACGGTATAGAGAAGGCTTGGAAAAATCCTGAACTGAGAGGAGTTAAAAATTCAACCCTTAAAGGTACTTTGGATAGAAAATACTGCAACAATAATAAATGTCCATTCAGATTTTACAGTCTTAATAAACTACCCAAAAAAGAAGTACACCTAACTAAGTATCCAGTTGATATAGAGTTGAACATACCCTCTACTTTTTGTAATATAGGAGGTATAAAACCTACACCGGACACTGCCTGTATTATGTGCCCTAGAAGCAGTAAACAGTTTATGGAGAATGTAGGACCTGATATACTAGATGATATTTTAAATGAGGTAAAAATAGCAATGCCAGAGGTTAGAAATCTTTCCGTCTTAGGAATAGCAGAACCGTTTTATAAAGACAGGATTTTTGATGTATTCGAAAAACTTGATTTCATAAAATATAGAGACAATATCTTATTCTGGACTTTTTGCAACGGAACTATATTTACTGAAAGGATACAGGAAAGATTTTTGGATACAGTTAAAAACGTACATTTAGGATTTTCAATAGATGCAGGAACATCTGATACGTATAAGGTTATAAGAAAGTTAGATTATTTTAATAAAATAAAAAAGAATTTAACTTCTTATTTTAAAAAAGTAAAAAAAAGAGAAGGTATATACGACAAATCCTATATTACTAATAATATTAATTTATATAATGTACACGAATTAAAAGAAATGATAGATTTAGGAATAGAAGTTGGGTCAAACAGTACCCAATTCACTTTAACTATGAAATATCTATCAGATTTAAAGATAGATAACAGTAAACTTTGCAACAGTACTAACTGGCGAATATTTTGGGAGGCACAGTTAGAAGCCGAAGCATATGCTAAAACTAAAAATTATAAGGTAGATTTCTATGTACCTTTTCATAATGGATATTTAAAATAATATATGAATTTCAAAAAACCACTAATAAAAACTACTCAAGAACATTTATATCATCTTGCCCCTATTCCAATATATAAACGAATATTTGATGATACTATAGCAGATGAAGTGTATACTCTTGGACTAAATATTCTCAACCCACAACAAAAAAAAATGGGACAAGAACTACCAGGTCAATTTGATACCCAAAGACAGAATAGCTACAACGTTAATTACGATAGACAAGAAGAATGGGTGGAAGAACATAAACTTCAACCAATTGGTAGTAGGTTTTATACTCCTCCAAATGATTTTTTAGAAACTAAAGATTATAATGTAGAAGTTATAAAGAGACGGATAAAAGGCAGTTTCTGTAAAATGCTAGACTTATTGGAAATTGAAAATAACAATAAACCAGAAATTACAGAAAGCTGGTTACAGTACTATGAACCAACCTCAGGTAGAGGACACAATGCTCATAATCACTGTAGGTGGCATCATAATGAAGCAAAGCCAATAATGTTTTCCGGAGGGTACTACTTATCTGACGGTGACCCAATTAAGGATCACCCTTATAGTGGAGTTTTTGCCTTTCATGTAAGAGGTATGAAACATTACATTAGACCTAAAAAAGGTATGCTTATAATATGGCCTTATGATATTATACATTCAGTTGAACCTTTTTACGGTAAAACTCACAGAGCTGTTATCAACTTTAATATACAAATATAGATTTAGCAATATAGCAGCTATTTATTTAATATATATACAAACAAAAACTAATTAGTAAAAAACAAAAATTATGGCATTATCTTATTCTTGGCATGTTGGAGCATTAGACACTTACCCAACAGCTTCAGATTCTCAAGACCCGGTAAACACCGAAAACGATGTAGTGTATAACGTACATTATACTTTAACAGTTAGCACAGGAAGTGAATCAGCTTCTATAATTGGAACTCAAGCAGTATCAACAGAGGATTTATCTTCATTTGATTCTTTTGATGCTCTAGATAATGCAGTAGTATCTGCATGGATAACATCAGAAATGGAATCTGCAAATTCAGGTTCTGTACAGCAGTTAAAAAATGCAGTATCAGCTTCTCTTAACTTACAGAGAAACCCTACATCTGTAGTAAAGTATTTAGCTACACCAGGAGAATAAATTTAAATAAAAGTTGTTTTATAAGATATTTATTCTTATATTACTATTATAATAAATCGATTAATTAAAAATTAAATTATGGCAAATCAAAAGTTAACTCAAGAAGAGCTTGACAAGTTACAAGAACTACAGCAAAAGAATGCTGCTTTGGTAAATGAACTAGGAGGTATTTCTCTAGCAGAAATCAATATCTCAGAGAGAAAAGAAGGAGCAAAATCATTTTTAGCTGAATTAAGAGAATCAGAAAAAGAGTTAGTAGACGCTTTAGAAGCATCTTACGGCGCTGGTTCAATTGACTTGAAGAACGGCGAGTTTATTCCTGCACCTAAAGAAGAAAAAGGTGTTGAAGAACCAGAGCTTGTAGAGGAAAAATAAAGAATCTTTTACATACTTATAGTTAAGGAGGGTTTTACATCCTCCTTTCCTATTTATTATAGACAGATATAGTTAAAACATTAGTTCTGTTTTACATTCCTGAATGATATTTATAATAAATTAAAATAAAATAGACCAAACATGGCAGAATCAATCATCTCACCGGGTGTATTTGCAAGAGAAAACGATATTTCTTTTATCCAGCCTGCTCCAGTAGAAGCTGGCGCTGCAATCATCGGGCCTTCAGTTAAAGGACCAGTAGAAGAACCAACCATCGTTACATCATACAATCAGTATGTACGTAATTTCGGAGAAACTTTTGTATCAGCATCAACAAAGCAAGAATATTTAACTTCTATAGCGGTTAAAAACTACTTCCAACAAGGAGGTAATTCTGTATTGATGACAAGAGTAGTAACTGGATCTTTTACTCAAGCATCTTCAACTCACGTTTCATCATCACTTAACGGTAGTGTTCAACCTTTTGAAATTAAAACATTAGGAAAAGGAGCTATCTTTAACAACTCAGTTTCACTAACTAACCCAGGAGCAGAAATTGCAGGATCTGGAGGAGCATTAGTAGCTGGTTCAGTTGATAACATCAGATGGCAAATACAAAACGTCGATGCTAAAAAAGGTACATTCTCTCTTTTAATAAGAAGAGGTGATGACAGTCACAGTAATAAAGTAGTATTAGAGACTTTTAATAATTTAAGTTTAGATCCTAATTCTTCTAACTACATTGAAAGCGCAATTGGTACTCAGTTTAAAACTAAAGCAACAGACGGGACTAAAACATATGTTAAGACTCAAGGAGATTATGTTAACAAGTCTAACTACATATACATTTCGGCAGTAAATTCAGCAACAGTTGACTACTTACAAAACGATGGTGTATCAGTAGGAGTAGATGAAGCTGGAGCTTCTTATTCAGGATCTTTACCGATTGAAGAATCTGGATCATTCTACAATGCAAATGGAATCAATGCTGTAGCTAACGCTAACTACTTTGGATCTATATCAAATACAAACACTCAAGGTTTAACATCTGGTAACTATACAGATGCTATATCAATACTAGATAATAAAGACGAATACATATTTAATATACTATCTGCACCAGGTTTAATTTACAAACATGCTGATCAAGCAGGAGCATTAAATAGTGTAGTTACTTTAGCAGAATCTAGAGGAGACTGTATCGCAGTAATAGATCTAGAGTCTTATGGTTCAACTGTAAGCAACATTACATCAACAGCAACAGGATTAAATAGTTCTTATGCTTCTTCTTATTGGCCATGGGTACAAGTTGTATCTGCTACGGGAAGAAACGTATATGTCCCTGCTTCTTGTGTTATACCAGGAGTATATGCATTTACAGATAATAGTTCAGCACCTTGGTTCGCACCAGCTGGATTAGTAAGAGGAGGAATCGTTGGAGTAATTCAAGCAGAACAAAAATTAACAAGAGGTCAAAGAGACTTATTGTATGATGGTAAAGTTAATCCAATCGCTACTTTCCCTGGACAAGGTATTGCAGTATTTGGTCAAAAGACTTTACAGACTAAAGCATCAGCTTTAGATAGAGTAAACGTAAGAAGATTATTAATCGAGCTTAAGAAGTTCTTAGGAGATCAAGCTAGAAACTTAGTATTTGAACAAAATACAGTAGCAACTAGAAACAGATTTTTATCTATAGTAAATCCATACTTAGAATCAGTAGTACAAAGACAAGGTCTTTACACTTTTAGAGTAGTAATGGATGATACAAACAATACAGCAGATGTTGTAGACAGAAATCAATTAGTAGGTCAAATATTCATTCAGCCAGCAAAAACTGCAGAATTTATAGTACTTGACTTTACAGTTGAGCCAACTGGAGCAACTTTTAATGGATAATTTTTAATTAACGATATTTATAATAAAGTAAATAGAACATGGCAATATTAGATCCAAACGAAATAATGTTTAAAGCTTTCGAACCGAAAGTACAAAACAGATTTGTAATGCTTATCGACGGAATTCCTTCCTTCATGGTAAAGAATGTAAAAGCTCCTACCTTCACCGATAACGTTATCAAATTAGATCACATCAATTCATATAGAAAAATTAGAGGAAAAAGAGAATGGGACGATATGACCATGACACTTTACGATCCAGTAACACCAAGTGGTGCTCAAGCAGTAATGGAATGGGCAAGACAAGGTTACGAATCAGTAACTGGTAGAGCAGGATACTCTGATTTCTATAAAAAGGATTTAACTCTAAATATTTTAGGACCTGTAGGAGACATCGTAGGAGAATGGATCATCAAAGGTGCTATACTATCAAACGGAGACTTTGGTCAATATGACTGGACATCTGATGAAGCTGTTGAAATCAGCATTACAGTAGCAATGGACTACTGCGTATTAAATTACTAATACACACCTACCTCTTATAAAGTTAATGAACCCGGATCTTTTCCGGGTTTTTTAGTTGTTTCTAAAAGTTATTTTTCTTATATTTATATATAGAACAAGTTATAATTAATAAAATTTATGGAATCACAATTTAAAGTCCCTACAGAATCAGTAGAATTACCATCTAAAGGGCTGCTATACCCAGAAGATTCAGCTTTAGCTGCAGGGAAAGTAGAAATGAAATATATGACCGCAAAGGAAGAAGATATTTTAACTAATCAAAATTACATTAAGAACGGAACTGTAATTGACAGATTACTTAAATCTTTGATTGTTACTGAAGGAGTAGATTACAATCAACTTTTAGTAGGTGATAAAAATGCAATCATGTTTGCTGCTAGAGTACTTTCTTATGGAAAGGACTATACCTTTTCTAGAGGTGGAACAAACCATACAGTTGACTTATCTAAATTGGAATTAAAATACTTAGATGAAAGTTTAGTTAAAGAAAAAGAAAATAAGTTTAGCTTTGCTCTACCAACAACAGGTAATACAATTACTTTTAAACTTCTAACTCATAGTGATGAAACAAGTATAGAGAGAGAATTAACAGGGCTTAAGAAATTAAATAAAAATTCTTCTCCTGAAGTAACAACTAGACTTAAAAAGATAATAACCTCCGTAAACGGGTTAACAGAGCAGAAAGATATTAGATCTTTTGTTGACGAGTACCTCTTAGCTAAAGATGCAAGAGCATTAAGAGCAGAATATCAATTAATTAACCCAGATGTAAAAATGGTATTTAACCTTCAAGATGAAGAAGGTGGAGAGGAGGAAGTTGATTTGCCCATCGGGCTTAACTTTTTTTGGCCTGACGCCTGAATATAGGTTAAGTGTTTTTAACAATATACATGATATAGTATTCCACGGCAATGGCGGGTACGATTGGCATACAGTCTATAATATGCCTATTTGGTTAAGAAAGTTTACTTTTAACAAAATAAGAGAACATTTTCAACAGGCAAATGAAGAAAAAGCACCAACACCCGCAAAAACAAAAACGTCAATTGCAAGACCTAATATAAAACCTAGTTATTCAACAAAGGCTTCTAAATAAAAGAGGCCTTTGCTATTTATATTATATAAACCACCCTATAAATGGCTGAAGAAGGAAATAAAAATATACCAGATCCAAAAGAAGCAAAAGCATTAGCAGAAAATTTAGCTAGAGCTGGAGAACGATTGGCTGACTTACGAGAAGATGCTATTCTATCGAATAATGCATTTGCAGACATGGTTAGTAATATTAGCCAAGCAGCTAAAGACGGAGAAGAGTTCACCTCAGCAATGAAAAACTCCGCTAGTGCAGTAAAAGGTATTCAAAACGAAGCAAAAATTATTGCAAGACTTGATAAAGATAAACTAAAATCTGAAAAAGCATTAGCTACAGCATCAAGAGCACAAGCACGTTTAAAAGGTAAAATAGCAGAGTTAGATTCACAAATTAAAGTATTATCAGATGCTAGAGTCACCGCTTCAGATAAAGAACGTAGAGCTATTAATAAAACTTTAAAGCAACTTAATGCCGCTACATCTGAAGCATCAAGATTAGCACAAAATTTTGAAGAAGTAGCCGATGCCGCACAAAAAATAAACGAGGAATCTAACTTCTTTGATAAAATGGCTGGGTTCGTTAAAGATATACCTGGCTTGAGTAAAGTATTTGGAGAGTTTGAAACTGCTGCCAAATCAGCAAGAGCAGCAGCAGCAGAAGGAGGAAATGCAATGGTTGCAGGCGGTAAATCTCTTCTAGGAGCTGTTTCAAAAATGGCACTTGCGTTTACTGTAGGTAAAGTTACCAAAGGACTTATTAGAACAAATGAGACTTTAGTTGACATGCAAAGGAATTTTAACATGTCATACCAGGAAGCAGATAAACTGGATGATAGGTTTATTGCTCTAGGAAAAGCAACAAAGAGTCTTACTAGTAAAGAAATGCTTGCAACTCAACATGCAATGTCCGACGCAATGGGAGTAACAGCTGACTTATCTGACGATACCCTAGTTGCTTTCGGTACAATGACAAAGAAGTTAGGCATTTCTGCTGAAGAAGCAGCAAAACTAGCACAATTCACAGCAGCATCCGGAACAGATTTAAAAACTTTTAACGATAATTTAGTAGGACAAGTAAAACTACAAAACGTCAGCAATAAATCTGCTGTTAGGTATCAAGATATAATGAAAGATGTTGCATCAGCATCATCAGCAACACAATTAACAACTCAGAAATTCCCAGGCGGAATTGCAAAAGCAGCTTACCAAGCAAGGAAATTAGGATTAAACTTCAATCAATTAAATAGTGCGGCTGATAACTTATTAGATTTTGAAAGTTCCATTGCAAGTGAAATGGAAGCTGAATTAATGTTAGGAAGAAATATTAACTTAGATAAAGCACGTGCAGCAGCCCTATCAGGAGATCAAGCTACTTTAGCAGCAGAATTAGCTAGAGAAATGGGATCAGCAGAAGAATTTGGCAAATTAAACGTTCTACAGCAAAACGCTCTTGCAAAGTCAATGGGGATGTCTAGAGAGGAAGTAGCTGAAACGTTAATAAAGCAGGAAGCTATAAAGAAATTAGGTGGAGATCAAAGTAAATCTCTAGATGAAGCAGTTAGGAAGCAATATGAAAAAGCACTTCTTATAAAAGATGAAGAAAAGCGAGAAGCAGCATTAGCAAAAATTAGAGGAACAGCAGGAGCAGAGGAACTACTGCGCCAATTAGAAACAAAAACTGCAGCAGAAGCACAACAAGAATTACAGCAAGAAATGACTGAATCAGTTAAAGCTTTAGGAGATCCATTAAAAACAATAGCAGGATTCTTTTCTAAGATGACAGAATATTCAGGACTTATATTAACTACTGTTGGCGCCATTGGAGCTCTTTCTATATTCAAAAAATTTAAAGGCCTTTTAAAGGTTTTTAAAAATTTAACAAAAGGAGCAAAAGGTCTTAAAAGTGTATTAGGTATGGGCGGTAAGGCAGGCGCTAAAACACTTACAAAAACTGTTGCAAAAACAGGAGGTAAAAACTTAGCAAAGACAGCTGGTAAAATAGGAGCAAAAGCAGTTGGTAAGTCGTTACTTAAAAAAATACCTATAATTGGAGCACTAGCAGGAGTCGGATTTGCTATAAGCAGAGCAGCAAAAGGCGATTACGCAGGAGCAGCACTAGAATTAGCATCCGGTGGAGCAAGCCTTATACCTGGTATAGGAACAGCAGCATCCGTAGCAATAGATGCTGGACTCGCAGTAAGAGATATAAAACAATCCAAATCACGTTCTGCAGAACCTATGAAGGTAGATGATTTTACAATTAGATCTAATCCTAAGGATACAATAACCATGGCTGGTGGAACAAAACTAGGTGGGAATGTAGAAAAACTCCTAGAAGAATTAATACATATTGTAAAACAAGGTGGAGATGTCTACCTTGACGGTAGTAAAGTAGGATCAGCACTAGCTTTAGGAGCTAAACTTAGTACTTAGTGCTATTTATATTATATAACGAACTTTAATAAATTATAAACATGTCATTATTAAACAAAGTAAAAGAATCAGTACTAAGCCTAAAAGGTCAAACACCTAGTAAAAGAGAGGGTGCTAAAATTACATCAACTCTACATGCCAACTCATCAATAACAGACAATCCAGATATTTTGGCACAGCAATCTAAATTGAGTCTAAAAGGTCTCAAACCTAGCAACAATTACTTAGATAATTTACCTGAGAAAGGAGTACGTACTAGAGCTGTAGACGGAACAGGAAATAACTAGTAATTAATTATTAAATTTTAAAGCATGCCTTTAATAGATTTGAATACTAATCTTAAGTCCTTGACTTATGGTGAGTTTGGAAGCACTGAGCCTTTAGTAGTAAAGGATATTAATGCTAATCCAAGCCCTAAGGGTATAGCCTTGGAAGGATCTAAAAGGATAGATGATTTAAAAAGAATAAGCAAACTACTAACCCAAACTCCAGCAGCATTAAAATTTGCTTCTAATCAGGCAGCATTAGGAATAATAGAAAAAGGAATTCAAAACCCTGATGCTGGTTTCGGCAAAAAGCTTTTAGGAGGAGTCGTAGGTACCGTAACTAAATTAGCTTCAACTCTAGCACAAGTTCCTGTTTCAGGAACTGGTTTACACTTCGTAGAAGGTTTTGCAGGAAAAAGAGGGTATTTACCAGGCGTTAGAGGACATATAGAGTATAAAAACAAAGTACCAAATGCACTATACAACAAAGGTACTAATAATATAACAACAAAAGGTAGATTAGAAAACCCAGAGGATAGTACGTTTAGAGGTAAAATACTCACCACTTATGTAGATAAGTTTGAAGATTCTGCAGCAGATGGTATTAAATTAAAAGATTTATACAATCCTGCAACTACAGCTCCAACTATTATATCTAAAACAGATAGAAATAAACCAGAGCAGTTAAATAAAAATAAAATTGGTTCTGAATATACAGTCCTTTACGTTTCAGCAGAAAATAGAAGCCACGGATACGAACAAGCTAATTTTGGTTTTGATAGAAACAAATATAGTGTTAATCTGAAGAGTAAACTACTAAGGGATAAAGATAGTAAAGATACTACTATAGAAGTAATAGATAGAATAAATGGGCTAGGTCCTATTATTGGAGATTTATCTAAAGGTACAACGATTATTGACCCAAATGATTTTGAAAATCAATACTATAAGGATCTAATTGATTTTAACTTTAAAGTTATAACCCCTAGAAGAGGTAAAGAAGATAACTCAGAAGTCACCTACCTACCTTTTAGGGCGTTTATAGATAGCTTTAGCGATAGTTTTACTGGTAACTGGAATGATCATAACTATGTAGGTAGAGCAGAAACTTTCTATTCCTACGGAGGATTTAATAGAAGTATAGAGTGTTCCTTTAAAATAGCAGCAAATACCAAAGAAGAAATACTCCCTTTATACCAAAAACTAAACCTTCTAGCAGGAACAACAGCACCTACATACGTTGGAGGAGGGTATATGAGAGGCCAGATAGTATCCTTGACTATAGGGGATTATTTATCTGATGCTACAGGAATAATCACAAGCGTGTCATTAACATGGAATCCAGATTATATCTGGCATACAGAAGGAATGGATGAAAAAAATGCAACTATAGGAACCAGTGAAGGACAGACAGAAACTAAAAAACTTCCAACAGTTTTAGATGTATCTATAAGTTTCACTCCTATACATCAAGATACACCAAGATACGGTAATGAATTTATAGGAAAACAGAATACAATATTTAAAGCAGAATTTTAACCCATGAATAGGTACAAAGATATTAAAACGTTATCAAATTCTGAAGGTTTTAACTACAGAAGAAATATTATATTTCCTGAAATAAAGGAATCTTTAAAAGACATATACGTTATTACTACTGCAGGTGATAGATTTGATACTTTAGCTCTACAGTATTACAGTGATTCATCTCTTTGGTGGATTATAGCAGGAGTAAATAAAGAAAAAAAAGACTCTTTAGTTGTAGCACCGGGAATACAAATCAGAATACCTATGGATGTTAATACCATTTTAGATGAATTTAACGAGCTCAATAATGATAGGTAGATGGCAGAAAGTAAATTAATATTCGGAGGCCCTTTAAATAAAGAAGCAGCTAACCAACTCAAACTAAGGCAAGAACTACTCTCCAAAGAAAGCAGATCAGTAGAAGAAACCTCTTTACTTAATAATAGAGGAGGGTGGGTAAAAATAACTTCCGGCGTAAACGAAATTTTAGGTGCAGAATTTAAAGAGCTTCAAGAGAAGGTATACGGAAAAGACGTAAAAGCTTCACAAGATGCATTATCAACATTTAGATCTAAAGGATCAGACGATGCCGTAAATTTTGTTCTTAGCGGTGGTGTACTAAGGCAAGAAATGGACCCTGAAAAGCCACTTCGAACATATATGAAAGATGGGTTAAATCTAGTAGACGAAAAAGCTAGTAGTTACTCCAATTCAGAAAGAGGTTTTAGGTCTATGCCAGGAATAACTTCCTTTAAAGTAGCTTCTAAAAGTACCTATGGTGCACTAAAACAGATAGATATAGATATAAAGGTTAATACATTAGAAGATTTAAATATTATAGATAAGTTGTACTTTAAACCTGGATTTGATGTTTTAGTTGAATACGGAGCAAACGCTTATATAGATGAAGATGGAGAAGTACAAAGCCGTACTCGCTCTGTTTCAAAAAAGTTCTTGAAAGGAGAAGAGCTTTTAAAAACACAGGATAAAGCGCAAGAATATAAACTAAAAACAGGCGGTAACTATGAAGCATTATTTGCTAAAGTAACTAATTTTTCTTGGGACTACGGTAATGATGGTAGTTACGATTGTAAATTAGTTCTTATTTCTAAAGGGGAACTTATGGAATCTTTAGAATCCACTATATACACAGCAAACGGTGCAGAGTTTAAAAAAATAGCTAAAAAAAATAACACTGCAGGGTCTAAGACAAAATCCGGGGCAGATGTGAATGATGCTATATCCTCTTTACTCCAAGCATGTATGTATAGTAGTGAATACATTAAAGCACAACTACAAAAAACATACGGTATAGAAATCTATAGATCAGTAGAATTAAAAGCAGATAAAGAAGAAGGAGAAGCAGATGAAGATGATAATTCGGATAAATCCAAAAATTACCACTGGTATATTTCATTAAGAGACTTTATGGACTTATTAGATAAAGTATTTCTACAAAGAGGTGATGAGAAAGACGGAAAACCTTTTAATTTATCTACTACGTATTCAAAACAACAGTTCTGTACTTATCATGAACATATGTCTATAGACCCTGGCGTGTGTTTTCTCCCATACATTGGCCCAGGAAAAGCTTGGTATCTTAATTCTGATGAATGGTACTGGCGAAATAGTTTTTTCGATAACCACTCTACACACGGGGGACTACCTCCAAAAGTATTTGAAGAAGCACATAAAAAACAAAAAGAAAAATACGGTGACGCTTATGACCCAAGGTCCCCTGGAGCTATATGCTTAAATATAAATCATTTATTAGAGATACAGAACGGTTTTCTTGATGCAAATAAAGAAGATACTAAAGCATCCACATCAGTATTTACCTTAATACAGCAGGTTCTAAATGACTGTGAAACAGCAATGGGAGGTATTAACTCCTTTGATTTACATTACGATGAGGATGATAAAGAATGGAGTGTTGTGGACAGAGCGATACCTGTTGAACAAACAGTTAAAACAGCACCTACTCTTAACATAGCCGGAACAGGATCGTCTATTACTAAAGTACAGATTAGTTCTAAAATCTCTAGTGCTATCGTTAGCACTTTATCTTTAAACGCTACAATATCAGACACTGTTAAACGTAAACATACTAATTTACTTCAATTTAACAAAAATCTTTATAACAGATACTCTATTACTAACCCTAACTTAATAAAAGAAAAGATAGAAGAAGAAAATAAATCATTAGAGGAAATTATTGCTAAGATTGGCGGAACATTTTCAAGTTATGCTCAAGGACATTACGATAGAAGTAAATTTTTAGATAATACGATTGATTATCAAAAGTATTCAACAATAAGACATGCGATAGAACAAGATGAAAAACGAAGAAAGAAAAAGCCAGCTGGTTTTTCTGGTTTAATACCAATAGAGCTTTCCTTCAGTACAGATGGAATAACGAACTTAAGAGTTGGAGAATCATTTCAAGTTAATAAAGGAATCCTGCCTAGTAGGTACGATGGTAAAGTTGGTTTTATAGTAACTCAAATAGAACAAGAAATAGGTAATGATAGTAGGTGGGAGACTAGTATAACTACTAGAATGTTTATGTTAGCATCAACAGACCCTACTGCTCCAAAACCAATAGTAAAAGAAAGACCGGTACCGGATACTACCAATGTAAATTATAGACCTAAGTATAAAACACGAAGTGGTGTTACAACCCCTACTAATACTCCTTGGAGTGCAGCATTTATATCCTACGTAGCGCTTAAAGGAGACCCATCATTCCCTAAAGCTCCAGCACATACTAAGTATGCACAAGGAGCAAGAAGTGCTGCTAATTGGACAGCTCTACCAGCAAAGTCTACTAAACCTCAGGTAGGTGATATTATAATAAAAGGAAGAGCAGGTAATACTTTAAACTTTAATTCTTCTAGATGGGGCGGAAAATCTCATGGGGATTTGGTTACGTATGTATCACAAATTGGAGACAGAAAGTTTCATGCAATCGGAGGTAATGTGATACACACAGTAAAGAAAAAATTCTTTAAAGCTGATTCAAACGGAAATTACGGAAACGGTATGGTAATAGTATTAAGACCTAAAGCAGCTGTAAACATAACTGCTATGGTACAAGCTGCTCTTGAAGAATGGCATATTTGGCATGTAGATACAGAGAACCAAAGAGTAGATCAAGAAACTATGGCTAATTATGATAAACCAAGATCTCCAATAATTTTTGATAGACTAAAAACATATTGGGCTTCTGTAAATTGGAATAACTTTGATAAAGATATCGTATAATGTGGCTACCTGTATTTAAATACCTGTTAAAATTTGCTAAACTAGGAATGTTTGCATTCAAAGGGACTGGACAAGAGTACCAAGGTCCATATGTTGAAACAAATACCGGTAAGTTATATGCAGGTGAATCTCCTACAGATACCGGTTTAGAATTAATTTCAGTAGATAACAATGATATTATCTTTAATGGAAAGAAAACAATTCCTTTTGAGTCTGAAACAGTATTCCCTACTCCTGAAGATTATAATAGAGGATTCATGTTTAGATACTTTCTTAAAAACTTTACAACAGGTAAAATTATAGAAGTAAAAAAAGTTAACTATACAAAACTAATTAAAAAGAAATACTACAAAGGAGATGTATTGAAATGGATTTTAACTAAACCAGCAAAAGATATATTTAACCAAGGTTATTTATATAAAGGAGCAATAACTAGAAATAAAGCAAACACAAAAGAAATATCTTTTAATATCACAGGGTTAGATACATATATTACAGAGTATGATAAATTCGTTAATATAGAATCTGATGTAAAAGGATTTAAATTTGAAGATTTACCTAAAAAAGAGAAGATCAGAATAATTAAGCAACAGAGACCTAACATACAGAGACCTCCAAAAGTTAAACCAAGAGCATTCCTAAGACCAGAGCCTGTAGATAATACACCAGCTCTCCCTATCTCACAATCTAATTCTCCATCTGGTGGAGGATCAACCGGTGGAGGCGGCGGCGGATTAAACCAATCCTTTGATGAAGTAATGAATGACCCTGACAATCAATCAATGGGCAACAGCAATTTAACAAGTAATTCAGCAAATAATTATTATTAGTTTGTAATTCAATTTATTTTTCTTATATTATATAAAAGGTTATAATAATGTTTTATATAGTTGAAGAATCTTATAAGTTAGAACGCTTAGAAAAGCTAATGAGGCTTGGCTGCTATGTAGATATTATACCTACACACGATCTTTATCACCCTAAATTAACAACTACAGTAGCAGTCTATATAAGAATACTAAAAAGTCAACACGGCTATATAATTCCTATAGACCACGAAGAATGTATTAATGTAGATAAACAACGTATCTACGATATTCTTTCTAAATGCAATAAACTATATACATTAGATAAGAAAAAATTACTCTATCATTTTAATTTACAGGGAGCAATAGATATATCTTTAGTCTATAGTATGGTAAAATACGAAAGATTGGACATAACTAAAACTAATTCCACAGTTAATTATTTTTATAATAAATTCAGAGAGTTTCCACATATTAATAAACTAATACCTATATCTAAACATTTCGAAGTTTGTGAAAAAGCATATGAAGCGGTAAGTACTGTATTAGATATTGAAATCCCTGCTGGATTTGATTTTTATAACTCTATAGCAACTAATGTGTTTTTCTTATTAGAGCAACATGGAATTGGAATAGATTATGATAAATTCCTGGAGAACTTTACTCCAAGAGATCCCGTATACAATATTGAGAACAATAAAGTTTTAACCTTTTATAATTTATATAATGCAACTTCTAGACCTACTAATGCTTTCAACAGCGTTAATTTCGCTGCTATACCTAAAAGTGAGCAGCATCGAAACTGTTTCCACCCGACCAATGATTACTTTGTTGAGTTTGATTTTGATGGTTATCACCTTAGGTTACTTTGTAATCAGATTGGATATGAACTTACCCCTGAGTCTGCTCATAAGCAACTAGCAAAACATTACTTTGGAACTGAAGATATTACAGATGAACAGTATATTGAAGCTAAACAAATTAATTTTCAAGCCATATACGGTAAAATACCAGAAGAACATAAAAATTTAAAAATATTTAAATTAATACAGGAATATATTGATAATATGTGGGCAGTCTATAAAGAAATAGGAGTAGTGAGTAATCCTCAATCTGGAAAACCGTTTACTACCAACCTTAAAGACACTCATCCAGCTAAGCTAATGAATTATATGATGCAATCGTTGGAAACCTCAAATAATATTCTTATATTGAAAGAAGTACTGCGATACTTAAGAAATAAAAAGACTAAAATATCGCTTTATACATATGATGCTATCTTATTTGATTTTAGTAAAGAAGACGGCAAAGAGACTTTAAATGAACTGAAAGATATATTAGAAAGCGGTAAAAAATATCCAGTTAAATTTAAGTACAATAAAAATTTAGTTTTGTAGAACAGTTTATATTTATAATAAATGCGAGTAGATACGGATTTTTCAGTCGATTATGATTTCGACGACATTTTTTTAAGTGGTGATATGAGTAACAAATTGTTCTGTACGTTTTCGACCCAAGAGAATTTAGAAAACGTCCTTACTTCAATACAGGAAAGATATAAGATTATATATAATAAGATCTTTGTACTTTATTCTAAAAGTCAAGATGAATATATATGTACTTATAACGTTGATTTCGGTAATGTCTCAGCTTTCTTAGATAATACTATCTTAGTTCATAGAAAGAAAGAAACAAATACCCTCTACACAATCAATGCTCTTAATACACTCATAAAACAGCTCAATGGCGGACAGCTTGACTCTTCTTACAGAATAAATTGGGCGGATTACAGAAACTGTGTACTTTTAACCAAAGGACCAGAATTAAAAAGGATAAATACTAAATTATTTAACATAATAGAGTTGGATAATTGATTTTTTATTCTTATATTAATAGAGTAATACATTTAAAAATTAGTTATATATGGATATTAATGCAATCAAGGCTAAACTAGATGCCTTAAACAACAACGGTCAGGATAGAGAAAAGACTGACTACTCCAAGATTTTTTGGAAACCACAACTGGGCAAACAAACGTTACGTATTGTACCGTCTGCTTTTGACCCTGCATTTCCTTTTAAGGAATTGAAATTTCACTACGGAATCGGAAAGTATCCGATGGTAGCACTATCTAACTTTGGTAAGCAAGACCCTATTGAAGAGTTTGTTAAAGAGTTAAGAAAAACGAATGATAAAGATAACTGGTCTCTATCAGGGAAAATCAGTCCTAAAACTAGGATATTTGCCCCAGTAATCGTTAGAGGAGAGGAGGACAAAGGAGTTCGACTTTGGGGATTCGGAATTACTATTTATAAAGCTTTATTAGCTTTAGCAGAAGATGAAGACATCGGAGATTTTACAGATGTAATCAACGGATGGGATATGGTAGTTGAACAAGCTCAAGGTAACCCTTACCCTGAAACTACAGTTAGAATTAAACCTAAACAAACTCCTTTATCAGATAATAACGATTTAGTGGATACTTGGTTAAAAACTCAACCTAACCCAGTAGAGGTACATAGTCAATATGATTATGACTTTATTAAAAAACAACTTCAAAATTATCTAAACCCAGGTTCAGGAGACGAAACGACTGAAACACCTGCTAAAGATAAACTGCCAGAAAGCTTAGGTCAACAAAAAACGGACTTTACTTTGGAAACAGCTACGGCTGGCAACAAAGACACAGTAAGTAAATTTGATGATCTATTTAACGAATAAACATGGCAAAAAAGAAAGAAGAAGTAAAAGCAAGAGCGACTGCTGCTGTACAGAAGTCGTTTAATTTAGGAAATTTTAAAAAGAAAAAAGGTTTTTCGAATGCTTCCGTAAAGTTTAAAGAACAAGGATGGATTCCTTTATCTAAAGCTTTTCAAGACATTACCTCTCTTCCCGGTATTCCAACTGGTCACATAACTCTTCTGAGAGGACATAGTGATACTGGAAAAACAACAGCTCTAATTGAAGCAGCAGTCAATGCCCAAAAAATGGGTATACTGCCTGTCTTCATCATTACGGAGATGAAATGGTCTTGGGATCATGCTAAAGAAATGGGCTTACAGTTTGAAGAAACTAAAGACGAGCAAGGCAATGTTACGGATTACGAAGGACATTTTCTATATGCAGATAGAGGTCAATTAAATACTATCGAAGATGTAGCAGTTTATATTGCTGATCTTATGGACGAACAAGCTAAAGGTAACTTACCTTATGATATGTGTTTCTTCTGGGATAGTATCGGATCTGTACCTTGTGACTTATCAGTACGTTCTAATAAGAATAACAACGAATGGAATGCTGGTGCGATGTCTACTCAATTTGGTAATAATCTTAACCAAAAGATTCTATTATCTAGAAAAGAGAATTCACCATATACAAATACTATGGTAGCTATTAATAAAGTCTGGACTATGAAACCAGAACACCCTATGGGACAACCTAAATTGCAAAATAAAGGAGGTATGTCTATGTGGTACGATGCTACTCTAGTAATTACTTTTGGTAATATCACCAATCCAGGAACTTCTAAAATTAAAGCAATTAAAAATGGTATGCAAGTTGAGTTTGCTAAACGTACTAACGTTCAAGTAGAGAAAAACCATATCGGAGGAGTACAATCTAGAGGTAGAATTGTAATGACTCAACACGGCTTTATTGAAGATGATAAGAAAGCAATTGATAAGTATAGAGATGCTCATAAAGCTCACTGGCTAAAATTAGTTGGATCTGTAGACTTTGATCTTATTGAAGAAGGAGATTTAGAAGAAACACCAATATCTCCTAATTTACTAGATTAATGGCATACGAAAACATACTTAACAATTTAAAAGAGACCCCACCCCGTGAGTTGAACGATCATATCTTGATCGTAGATGCTATGAATATGTTAATTCGTAGTTTCTCTCTTCTCAAGGCGATGAACCCATCAGGCGCACATATCGGAGGCCTGGTGGGCTTCCTTCGCTCTTTAGGGTATGTTACCAGAATATTTGACCCTACCAGAGTAATTATAGTTTGGGACGGTAAAGGAGGTTCTGCTAATAGAAAGAACATTGACCCTAATTACAAAGCTCAAAGAGCAACCAGTAGAATAACACACTGGGGACTTTACGACAGTAAACAGGAGGAAATGGAAGCTCTTATAGGACAATTGCATAGAACGCAAGACTATCTAGACTGTCTACCAGTACAACAGTTAATGATGGAGAAATTAGAAGCAGACGATATAATAGCATATATTGCCAAAAGAGCTTCAGTAAGTAATGTCAAAAAGTGTACGATTATTTCATCAGATAAGGATTTTTTGCAGTTAGTGGACGATACTGTAGAAGTATATGCACCAATAAAAAAGAAAACCTTTACTGAGAGTAATATATTTGATGAACTTAAGGTATTACCAGAGAATTACAACATAGTTAAAGCGTTATTAGGGGATAATTCCGATAATTTAGCAGGAGTAAAAGGATTAGGTATAAAAACTATACTTTCAGAGTTTCCGAAACTAGCTAAAGAACCTAATATGAGTCTAGAGTACGTATACGATATATGTGCTGAAAAATTAGAAGAGAAAAAGTTTAAGAAAATATTTCCTAAGATAATAACGGAATGGGATAGAGTTGAAACCAACTTTAAACTTATGGACTTGAATGTCTCTGATTTAGACGATAAAGAGAAAGAGTATGTTATGGATGTTCTTAGAGCATCACTTCCGGACTTGCAAACAGGTGCTTTTCTAAGGCAGTTAGAGCAGGATAAAATTGAAGGTATTACAAAAAATACCGAAGGATGGTTGGAGAACTTTAGAGGGCTTACAACAGTAAAATAAACTGCTTTTTTAGTAAACATATACACTAAAACAGTTGCTTATTAAATTAAAATTAACTATATTGAAATAAAGGTTATAATATGACATTAAAGAGTTTACAACAATACGGAAAGGGGTTTCAATTAAAAGTTTTAGGGTCATTATTGACAGATAAAACGTTCTTATTAAACGTAAGAGATGTTTTAACTGAAGACTACTTCGATTCAGATGCACATAAGTGGATTATTAACGAAATTATGAGATATTTCGATAATTACCACACTACTGTGACTATGGATGTTTTGAAAGTAGAGCTTCAAAAACTAGATAACGACATCCTTCAAGTAGCATTAAAAGAGGAATTGAGAAATTCTTATGCTGCTTCCCAAGATGATTTAGAGTACGTTCAAGAAGAGTTTACTAACTTCTGTAAGAATCAAGAAATGAAAGCAGCAATACTTAATTCTGCTGATTTACTTAAAGAAGGTGATTTTGACGGTATCAGAAATGTAGTAGAGAAAGCTATGAAAGCTGGTATGGATAAAAATATTGGACATGAGTATAATAAGGATATAGAAAGTAGATATAGAGAGAACTATAGACCAACTATACCTACTCCTTGGCCGGTTCTTAACGAAGGTATACAAGGTGGTTTTGGACCAGGAGATTTAGCTATTGTATTTGGTAACCCAGGAGGTGGAAAAAGTTGGACTTGTGTAGCAATGGCTGCTCATGCAGTAAAGATGGGTTATAACGTTAATTATTATACTTTAGAATTAGGAGAAGATTATGTCGGTAAACGATTTGATTGTTACTTTACAGGTTACTCTATAGATGAGGTAAATAGCCATAGAAAAGACGTACAGAAAAAAGTTGACGGCTTGAAAGGTAAACTTATAGTAAAAGAATATCCACCTAAAGGAGCAACTGTTAATACTATAAAATCTCATATACAGAAATGTATAGATATGGAACATAAACCAGATTTAATTGTTATTGATTATGTTGATTATTTAAGAGCTCCCTCTAAAGGTAAATTCTCAGAACGTAAAGATGAAATTGACGATGTATTTATCGCTACTAAAGGATTAGCTAAAGAATTCCAGATACCAGTAATTACTCCTTCTCAAGTAAATAGAATGGGTGCTAAGGATTCTGTAATTGAAGGAGATAAAGCTGCTGGTTCGTATGATAAAATGATGGTAGCAGATATGTGTTTCTCTTTATCTAGAATGAAAGAAGATAAAGTGCTAGGTACAGGTCGATGGCATGTTATGAAAAATAGATACGGTATGGACGGGATGACGTATAACCTTAAGATGGATACTAATAATGGACATATTGAATTCGAAGGAAAAGCTGATATGGAAGATCTAGAGCCTAATGCTAATGGCGTTACTTCTACCCATAAAGAGCTTGCAAAGAAATTTTTTAGTGTAGAACAAAGTAATAATGAATAAGAGGCATATTTATAAAAGTATCCTCAAGATCTTTCTGACTGACTCTTGGGGATTCATTGTCTCAACAACCTAATAATATATAAAGATATATGAGTTTACTTAAAGAAAGGGTAGTTTACAAACCGTTTGAATACCCACAAGCATACGATTACTGGCTAAAACAACAACAAGCTCACTGGCTGCATACAGAAGTGCCGATGGCGAACGACGTAACTGATTGGAAGTCTAATATGAAAGACAACGAAAAGAACGTCGTAGGACAGATACTAAAAGGTTTTGCACAAACTGAAACTGTAGTTAATGATTACTGGTCAACACTAGTTACTAAGTGGTTCAGAAAACCTGAAATTATTATGATGGGTACTACTTTAGGGTCTAGTGAAACGATTCATGCTGAAGCATACTCTTTATTAAACGAACAATTAGGATTAGATGACTTCTCAGAATTTTTAGAAGATGAAGCTACTATGGCTAAGATAGAAACGTTAATGAGTGTTAGAGATCACCATGATGGTACCCCTAATTGGCATGAAAGAGCTAAATCATTAGCAATTTTTTCCGCGTTTACAGAAGGAGTTAATTTATTTAGTTCATTTGCAGTCTTATTATCTTTTAAGATGAGAAACAAACTAAAAGGAGTTGGACAGATAGTAGAGTGGTCTGTTAGAGATGAATCATTACATTCTGATGCTGGGTGTTGGTTATTTAGAACCTTAATGAAAGAACATCCAGAATTTAAAACACCTAAGCTTATAGCTGAGATAGAAGAAGCAGCTGAAATGATGATGAGATTAGAGTTTGATTTTATAGATAAAGTATTTGAATTAGGAGACCTAGAAAACTTAACTAAAAATGAGCTTAAAAACTTTATCAAACATAGAATAAATACTAAAATGGCAGATTTAGGTCTTACACCTATCGTACCATCAGAAGATATTGATAAAGGTGCTTTAAAAACTATGAAATGGTTTGATGCAGTTATAGCTGGTAAACAACAGACCGATTTCTTTGCAAGCAGAGTTACAAATTACAGTAAAGGTCATATTGACTGGTCTAACGCATTTTAAAAAAAATTTATGAGCATAATTGTAGATACTTCCTCCTGGGAATCAGGTAAGGATTACCCAGAATGGATGAATGAAATATCAATTGCTACTATATCTAAAGGATACCTTTTAGCAGATGAAACACCAAAAAAAGCTTTTAGAAGAGTTGCTTCTACAGTAGCAAGAAGGTTAGATAGACCGGATTTAGAAAATAAGTTCTTTAGGTATATGTGGAAAGGTTGGTTAAATCTAGCATCACCAGTTTTATCTAATACTGGAACTGATAAAGGACTGCCAATCTCCTGTTTTGGTATTGATACTCCTGACTCTATTAGAGGTATCGGTTTAACTAACGCAGAACTTATGAGATTAACTTCTCTAGGCGGTGGAGTTGGAATCGGTTTAGGTAAAGTCAGAGGAAGAGGTGAAAAAATAGGTAATGGAGTTGGTCAATCAGAAGGTATTGTACCTTGGGCTAAAATTTACGATTCTACTATCATAGCGACTAATCAAGGAGCAGTCAGAAGAGGAGCAGCATCAGTAAACTTAGATATCAATCATCCAGATATAGAGGAGTACCTAGAAATACGTAGACCTAAGGGAGACCCTAACAGACAGTGCCTCAATTTGCATCAATGTGTAAATATAGATGATGCTTTTATGCAACGTTTAGAACATAGAGATGCAGAAGCAATGGAATTATGGATAAAGATTCTTAAATCTAGAATGGAAACCGGAGAACCATATATTATGTTTGGAGATACAGTAAATAATGCAAATCCATTAGCTTATAAGAAAAATAATCTAGATGTTTCTATGACTAATATTTGTTCTGAAATTACTTTACATACTGATGAAGAACATAGCTTTATATGTTGCTTATCTTCAGTTAACCTTACGAAATACCATGAATGGAAAAACTCAGATTTAATTGAGACCGCAGTTTACTTTCTAGACGGAGTATTAGAAGAATTTTTAGCTAAAACATCCGGAAGAGATTCATTGATTAGAGCTCACAGATCAGCTAAAAAAGGAAGAGCAATTGGATTAGGAGTATTAGGTTGGCATACATTACTTCAAAACGAAAGAATTCCATTTACCTCAGTTGCTGCAACATCGCTAACTCACCAGATATTTTCAGATATTAAACAAAAAGCAGAAAATGCTTCTAGAAAATTAGCAAATGAATATGGAGAGCCACTATGGTGTAAGGGAACTGGGATGAGAAATACACATTTGATAGCAGTTGCTCCTACAGTCTCTAACAGCACTATAGCAGGAGGAGTATCTGCGGGTATTGAACCTGTACCTGCTAATGTTTATACTTTTAATTCTGCTAAAGGAACTTTTATTAGAAAGAACTCTGCTTTAGAAAATTATTTAGAAGAATCAGGACATAACACAGAAGAAGTATGGGATCAAATTATGAAAGATAGAGGTTCAATTGCTAACTTACCTGAAGATATAATGCCTGCAGAAGATAAGCCTATATTTTTAACCTTTGCAGAGATTAACCAGCTTCAATTGGTTGAACAAGCTTCTGCCAGACAAAAATATATAGATCAAACACAATCTCTTAATCTAGCATTTGATCCAACAGATAGTCCTAAGTTTATTAACGAAGTACATCAAGCAGCATGGAGATTAGGAGTTAAAACTCTGTACTACCTAAGAACAGATTCAGTAATCAACGGAGATATAGGTAGCAGGACTTCTACGGATTGTTTAAGTTGTGACGGATAAATAATTAAGAATAGTTGGTAAATATAAATTAATTTCATATATTACAGTATGGTACAGGCAATAAAATTTTACGCAGATTGGTGCGGACCTTGTAAGATCTATAACAAAGTATGGACTAAGGTAGAAAGTGAATTAAATGAAAAAGTTGAGTTCAAAAGTATTAATATAGAAAAAGATACTTCGGGTTTAGCAGCAGAGTATAAAGTTAGATCAATACCTTTTACAGTTATTATAAATGAAGAGGGTAAAGCTACAACTAAAACAGGACTAATAAAAGAACAAGAACTCAAAGAATTATTAAAATAAGTAATCAATAAAATAAGTTATATAAATGTTACGTAAACCAGATTCAATCCCTGCTAACGATACTATCGTTCAGGACCCCAGTATGGAACCTTTCTTCATTAGTAAATCCTCAACAGGAGGTTATACCGTATATGAAAGAGTAACCAAAGGAGAGAATAATACAGAGTATATTAAAACTGTATGTTACCCTGCTAATTTTTCTTATGCTCTTAAAAAAGTTGCAGAAGAAAAGTTAAATCAAAAGAAAAGTTATAGTTCTATAAAAGAGTATGTTAATACATACGAAAATATCAGTAAAACTATGACTAATATAATTAATATCTAGCGTTAGCCTATACGTAAAATACCTGGCAAAAATTAAATAAATAAATATGGCACATTGTGTAGTAAGTTTAAGTGGTGGAATGGATAGCAGCACCCTATTGTTAAGAGCTATCGAGAAGTATGATACAGTAACAGGTATCTCATTTGACTACGGTCAAAAACATAAAGTAGAGCTAGAAAGAGCTCAATCATTAATTGATTACCTTGCAAGTAAAGGTCACAAAGTAAATTATCGTCAAATTAAATTAGATGGTTTAGTAGATTTACTAGATTCAGCTTTAGTAGAAGGCGGAGATGATGTACCAGAAGGACATTACGAGCAAGAGAATATGAAAGAAACTGTTGTTCCTAATAGAAATAAAATGTTTGCTTCAATTACACAAGCAGTAGCATTATCTGTAGCAAATAAAACAGAAGGTGTTTGTGATATTGCTTTAGGTATTCATGCTGGTGATCATGCAGTTTACCCTGATTGCAGACAGGAATTTAGAGATGCAGATGATGCAGCTTTTAGAATGGGGAATTGGGATGCTGATAGAGTAGGTTACTTTACTCCTTATTTAGATACTGATAAGTTTGGTATCTTACAAGATGGATTAAATTTATGTGAGGTACTAGATTTAGACTTTGACGAGGTGTATAGAAGAACAAATACCTCTTATAAACCAATGAAAGTTTACAGCAGACCTGAAGCAAATGCTTGGGAATGGTATAGTGATTATAAATCAGCTTCATCAGTAGAACGTATTGAGGCTTTTATTAAATTAGGTAGACCTGATCCTGTTGGATATGCTGATGAAACAGGTGTAGTTAGTTACCAAGTTGCAAAAGCTCATGTTGAAAAAGTACTCGCAGGTTATGGCAATTAGTGATCAAACAAACGGAAATACTCAATTAAATTCTGAAAGGAATAAACTTAATAATCGTATAGATAAATTAAGGATGTTGAGTAAAACAAAAAAAGTGAAATGGGACGGTATGAGAAGACACCGTAATATTTAAAATACTAAAAATATAAATTTGCAAAAACAATTAAAAATAGTATTTTGTCTACCGGGACGAACTTTTTCAAATAATTTTTTGACTAGTTGGAGTAATCTTCTACAATACTTACCCAAGTATGGAATTACTCCAATTCTGTCAAATAGTTATAGTCCACTACTATACTACGTTAGAAATCAATGTTTAGGAGGAGCATCAGTTAGAGGTAAAAACCAAATGCCGTTCGATGGTCAAATAGATTACGATTACATAATGTGGATAGATTCAGATATGGTATTTGAAGTTAATGACTTTATTAAGTTACTTAACATGAATAAAGATATTGCTTCCGGAATATACAAAACTCAGAACAATACCAACTACGCTACAGTGGAAAAATGGGACAAAGAGCACTATGCAAAGAATGGTTCTTTTGAATTTTTAGATGATAAGTTAATAAATAAAAGAACTAAACCATTTAAAGTAGAGTATACTGGGTTTGGTTGGGTATTAATTAAAAAAGGTGTATTTGAATCACTAGAGTATCCATGGTTTCAACCTCTTTGGGAAGAATTTAAGGTAGGAGATACTTCATTTAAAGAATTTACTATGGAAGATGTAGCATTCTGTAGAATGATAACAAAAAAAGGTTACGATATATATGTCGATCCAACTTTAATAATAGGACATGAAAAAATGTTGGTTCTTAAATAAAAGTTTCGTATATTGTATAAATATATAGCACAACAGTGTCGTAGCACCACTATAAAAACACGAATATGATAAAAAGAAAAGAAGAAAAAGAAATCCTAGACGAACTTTACGACAGAGAAGGTTCGTATTCTACAGGTAAAGAATTTACAGGAATTAAGATCAATGATCATAAAATTCCGGATCCAAAATTACATCAACAAATTAGCTTCATCAAATCAGGTATCCGTATATTAGGGTATGCTGCATTATGGTGGAGTATAGATATAGCTGCTATTTTGCTTATACTATCAGAAATAGTAGGAATAGGAGAAGAATTAGTTTAAAATAAAAATTATGGGAACATACAAATCAACAAAGCTATTTGATAATTACTCAGTAGCACTAAGACAGCATAAAGCTGCACACTCACATTGTGAATTACTTCACGGATATGCTTTAAAATTTAAAGTATGGTTTGAATCTAAAGAACCACTAGAAGAAAATCAATTAGATGAGATGAATTGGATTATGGATTACGGAGGGTTTAAATCAACTGATGCTGAACCAACACCCGGTAATGGTTTAAAAGATTGGATGAACCATATGTGGGATCACACTCTACTAATAGAAAAAGATGATCCTCAATTAGAAACTTTCCAATACATGGAGGAATTAGGACTATGTGCTTTAAGGGTTATGGATTCAATGGGAGCAGAATCTTGTGCTAAATTAGTATTTGATCATTTTAACAAAAGAATGGAACTAACTGGAGGAGGTAGAGTAAAAGTTACCAAAGTTGAATGTTGGGAAGCAGATAAAAATTCATCAATCTACGAGGAGTAGTATTAATATAATAAAAATATATGGCACACAAGCAATTAAAGAGAATAGAAGATTACGATAAAAACCTACCTATCGTAGAAATATATACAGCAGTACAATCAGAAGGTTCAAGAGCAGGTTACCCAACAGTTGTAATAAGAACTACAGGATGTACCCATAGATGTTACTTCGGAGAAGGAGGATGGTGTGATAGTTGGTATACAAGTATACACCCGGAAAAAGGAGACTTCAATTTTAAAGATATAATTGCGATGTACGAAAAGAATCCTCATATAAAAGAGATGATGTTGACAGGAGGTTCTCCTACTATGCATCCAGCTTTAGTAAACGAATTAACACATTTTGCACATGAAAATAATATCTTTATTACTATCGAAACTGAAGGTAGTCATTTCCTACCCACAGATTACCCTATTAATTTGTTATCTATTAGCCCTAAGTTTTCTAATTCTGTTCCAGTCGTTGGAGTAGAAACTCCTCAAGGTGCAATTACAGATGAGAGAATGGTAAAACGTCATAATAAATTTAGACTTAATTATGAGGCAATTAAGCAGTCAATAGAGTATCATTCTGATTTCCATATTAAACCAGTATGGGACGGTAAAGATCAAGAAGCATTAGCTGAAATAATGGACTGTATAAAAACTTTGGATGTTAAATCTGAAAAAGTATGGTTTATGCCTGCAGGAGATTCTAGAGAAGCATTATTTAAATCATACCCAGTATTATTTGATTGGGTTAGAGATAACGGATATAGAATGACTTGGAGACCTCATATTATTGCTTTTGAAGATCAAAGAGAGGTATAATGACTAAAGATGAAGCTTTAGAGGTATTAGAGGAAGTAGCAGAAAACATAAATACTTGCTGTGCTATAACAATGGAACCAGACGAAGTATTAGTATTAATAGATAAATTAAAAAGTTATATAGAAAATGAATGAATCACAATTTATAGAATGGTTACGAGGCTTCACAGAAGGAGTTCACCATTACAATATTACTCCTCAACAATGGGACCACTTAAAAGAGAAGCTACAATCGGTAGGTAGTAAATCTATAGCAAATTACTCTACTGGTAACTGGGTAATGAACCATACATGGCAGTAAAAAAAGTTTTTCTAACGTGGGACGATATCAATAGACTCTTAGATATTATACACGAAAAATGCAAAGGAGAGATAGACTATGTAACAGGAATACCCAGAGGAGGTACCATACTCGCTATTATGTATTCTCATCGATTTGAGATTCCATATATGGAGTATAGAAGTAACCACTATCCTAGGTTATTAATTATAGATGATATAGCAGATAGTGGAGATACAATTTTAAAGTGGAGAGACGAAATGTTTAATCCTAAGTTTGCTACTCTACACTATAAAACATCATCAAAAGCAAAACCAGAATACTATGCAGAAGAAATAGACGATGATTTCGGCTGGGTAGTCTACCCTTGGGAAAAAGAAAATTCAAAACCTATTCAAGATTATTTGGATAATTAAATTAAAAATCGTATATTGTATTAACAAATGAGTCGTAGAACCTCAATAAAACAAATTAAATATTATGCCTAAAAAGTTTATAGACGGAACAGAATTAGTAAAAGCAGGATATGCAAATGGTATATCAAGTCAATTAGCTGCAAAGCAAGAATTAGAAGGACCTGAAGCAAGGTTAACAGAACATGAGAAGCATGTAATTATAGAAAGAGCAGCAAAAGCATACGCAGAGTTTTTAACTGCGTTAGGATGTGATTATAAAGATGATCCTAATTCATCTGATACCCCAATGAGAGTAGCTAAAGCATATGTTAATGATTTATGGGCCGGAAGGTATAACCCTCTAGACCGTATAACAGCATTTCCATCAGACGGATACGACGGTATAGTACAAGAAAGCAATATACCAGTTCAGTCGATGTGTTCACATCATCACCAAACAATCGGTGGTAATGTAAGCATTGCTTATATAGCTTCAGAGGATGGAAAAGTAGTAGGACTATCTAAACTTAATAGGATAGTAGAACAATTCGGTAGAAGAGGAGCTATTCAAGAACAATTAACTGTAGCTATACATAATGCAGTAGATAAGATATGTGAAGGTAATTTAGGAGTTGCAGTAATGATATCAGCTACCCATAACTGTGTTAGCTGTAGAGGAGTTAAGCATAGAGGAGCATCAATGCAAACTGCTAAACTAACAGGAGCGTTCTTAAACGAAGATTCAGCAAAAGCAGAGTTCTATAAGAATATAGAATTAGCAAGTATTTGTAAACATTAATAAATAATATAATTATGACAAACTATTGGCAAGTTACTACCCAGTTCGAAAGAGAAAACGATAGAGGTAGAGTACAGAAAGTAAAAGAAATATATTTAGTAGATGCTATGACTGGAACAGAAGCAGAAGCTAAAACGTATAAAATGCTAGAGGAGTTAGGTGAAACTAGTTTTAAGATTATAAGCCTTGCAGAATCTAGAATAATTAAAGTATATTAAAATGGGAAAACAGTTATCACTTTTTGTAGAAGAGAATTATAAAGTACCATCTTCTCCTTCAGTACCTTTTGTAGATGAAGTTGAGATATTTAACGATACTTTTAGTAAACCAAATAATTATGAACCAAACATACCAGAAAAAAAAGAGTGGCAGTTCGTTTACGATTTCATCCTTGAAGAGCTCGAAGAGTATAGAGAGGCTTGCGAAAACGGAGACATTGTGGAAGTTTTGGATGCTTTGTGCGACATTGCTTATGTTTCCCTTGGGAACGGTGTTATGTTACACGGCCTTAAGGATAAGATATGGCCAGCATATCAAGAAGTACAAGCGAGCAATATGTCTAAAGCTTGTAAAACTGAAGAAGAGGCCATACGCAGTGTCAGCAAAAGAGCTGAGGAACAAGGTGAGGCCTGTCATTTTGAAAAAATCGAGGAGGGACGGTACATTGTTTATCGAACAAGAGATAAAAAAGTAATGAAAAGTATTAATTACTTTAGACCTAACTTAAAAAAATTCTTTTAATATGGCAATCAATCTAGACGAAAACGCTTTCTTTGATTTTGAAAGTAAACTGCAGGTAGTACCATTATCTGTAGCTAAACAAGCAGTAGAAGAAGCAATAGAAGCTGCTCAAATAAAACAATTAGACGCAGCAATAGCTACTCTTTCAGAAGAATTAACTAGCTTACAACCAGACTTAAGTCAATTAGACGATTCAAATTTAGATAGTAATATATGATAAAAATAGCACACGAAAGTCCCAAAGAGGTATTTGAAGAAGTTCAAAAACTTACTGATTATGATTATGCTTTAGTTCATTTATTTGAGGAAGATGAAGCATACCTCAATCAATTTAAAAGAGCTAGAGACAAAGGTAGAGAGATTATACTAGATAACTCTATTTTCGAATTAGAAGAAGCTTTTGATGCTGCGAAGTTTGATAAATGGGTAAAAGACTTTAGACCTTCATGGTACATTGTTCCTGATGCTTTAGAAGACGCTACTAAAACTTGCGATCAAATGGAAGATTGGAATAATAAAGGTCTTGGATACGAAGGAAGTGGAAAGATAGGAGTAGTTCAAGGTAAGACTTATGATGAAATAGTAGATTGCTATAACTATATGAATAAATCAGCAGATGTAGATATGATAGCTATATCATTTGATTATTCGTATTACAGCACTTCTGTACCTCATGCTAACAAGTATGTTAGTTGGATGCTAGGACGTGTTAAGTTACTGGGAGATTTACTTAAAGACGGTATAATTAATAAACATAAACCTCATCATTTACTAGGTTGTGGGCTACCTCAAGAATTTAGCTTCTACAAGCATTCAGATTATGATTGGATTTATTCACTAGATACATCTAACCCTGTTGTTCACGGAATAAAAGGTATAACATATGGTTCAGATGGACTTTGGTCTAAAGAAAGACAAAAACTATTCGAACTAATAAACTCAGATATTGATATGAAGCAATTAGGAACGATTAAAAACAATATACAGAAATTTAAATGGTTTACGAATGGCAACTAAACCTTGGATAGCATTCTTTAGTCAGACTGGTAGTGAGATAGCTGATTTAGCTAAGTCACTTGGTAAATGGCCTGATAGAATTTATACTAACGAGAGACCTGAAAGACTTAGAGAGATAGATCCTAGAATAGTAAAAAATGGTTTTTTCACTTTAAACAATAAACCTACTTTAGAGGATTATGAAGAAATACTAGTATATTTTCCGGAAGCAATAATTACCTTACATGGTTGGTTACGTATTATGCCGAAAGAAGTATGCGAAAAGTTCTCTATCTTTAACGGACATCCAGGTCTTATAACTGAATACCCAGAACTTAAAGGAAAAGATCCACAGATTAGAGCATTTGAAGGAAAATACCCAGTTATGGGATGTGTTCTTCATAAAGTTGATGCAGGGGTAGATGAAGGTAAGATACTAGCAGAAGAAAGATTCAATGCTTTTAACATTACAGAAGAAGAAATGTGGGGGGTATTTAAAGATAGATCATTATATATGTGGACTATATTTCTAAAGAAAGTATTTGGTTTATAACATTTTTTTTCTTATATTAAATAAAAGGTTATTAAATGATTAAACGTATCGCATTAGTAGGAGCAAGTAGTACAGGTAAGACTACTGTTTATGAACTACTTAAAAATAAATTACCTAAATATGAATTCGTAAACGAATCTACTAGAACTGTAGGTAGTTACGGATTTCCTATCAATGAAGAAGGTACTTGTGCTACTCAGCTAGCTATTAGTAGTTTCCATTTAGAAGCTTTACTTCAACCCTATAACTTAGTTTTAGATAGATGTTATATGGATGTTGTAGTCTATACTAAATTTATGAAAGGAGTAACTTCGCATACTTACAATTATATAGAAGATACTTGGAATAGAGTAAAAAATGAATATACTCATTATATTTATTTTCCTATTGAATTTGAATCTGTGGATGATGGAGTAAGAAGTATAAGTGAAGAGTGGAGAAAAGAAATAGACGATGAGTTTAAAGCAGTACTAGATGGAGTACGTCAACCTTACTTAACTATAACTGGCTCTCCTATGCAAAGAGTAGAACAAATAATGAAATTTATAAATTAAAATATGAAATATATAATAGCACTTTTATTTTCAGTATCATCTGTCGCTCAAATAGTAGATAATGGTCTTTATACTGTAGAATACAGTGAAGAATACCAACAACCTCTTTGGGTTGAATATACTGTAAAATGTCCTAACGGCAAAGCATCACGACAAGGTATGGATTTCTGGGTACCCAAAGATATTAAAACCTCAGATAATGAGGATTATAGAAATAATATATACGACAAAGGTCATCTAGCTCCAGCAGCAGCCTTTAGTTGTGATAAAGAAACATTACTCAAAACCTTTTCTTATATCAACTCTGCTTTACAGCATGAAGGATTGAATAGAGGTCAATGGAGTAAATTAGAGTCTTTTGAAAGAGACGCAGCAAACTTTTTTGGAAAAGAAGTTAAAGTGAGAGTAGAAGTCCTATTTGAAGGGAAGTTAGAAGTATTACCAACTGGTGCTACTATCCCTTCAGGATTTCGAAAAATCATTACTATAGGTGATGTAACTAAATCGTTTGTATTTCCGAACTCGGATACAAAAGGAACAAAGTGGATTGATTATATTAATAAATAAAAACAAATGGCAGAAGTAAAAAATTATCAAGCAGTAGTAGACATAGCGTCTAAACATTTAGGTAAAGTAGGAGGAGACGGGTATAAAGATACTTACGCTCCTGAATTACTAGTTAAGGTACCAAGGTATTTAAACAGAGAAGGATACGGATTAACTGATAAAAGCTTTGTAGGAGTAGATACTTGGAATTGTTATGAAGTATCAGCTATTACAACTAAAGGTCAACCTGTAGCCGGTATGTTAAAAATAGTCTGTCCTTCCAATTCAGAATTTCACGTAGAATCTAAATCTATTAAGTTATATTTAAATTCTTTCAATATGACTAGATTAGGAGACTGTGCAGCAGATTGTATGGCTGTGATAGAAGCTAAAGTTAAAGAAGACTTAGATAAATTATTAGAAACAAGTACGACTGTAAGTTTCTATAGTGATATAGATGACGGTAAAGCATTATCATTTGAAGGGTATCAAGATCTAGGAGATATAGCAGATTTAGACTTAATAGATTTTACTGCTTTCTCATCTGATGCTTCTCAATTGGAAACTGAAACTGTAGTTAAAGAATCTAAAGAAATTAAGTTAAAATCAAACTTACTAAGATCTAACTGTAGAGTTACTAATCAGCCAGATTGGGGAGATGTTTTTATTAGAATGAATGGTAAAAATATTCCTTCTCCTGAGTCAATAGCTAAGTATATAGTATCTCATAGAACTGTTAGCCATTTTCATGAAGAGATATGCGAGATGGTGTTTAAACATTTAACGGATGCTTATCAACCAGACGACTTAATGGTAGCATGTTTATATACTAGACGAGGCGGTTTAGATATTAACCCTATTAGAGCTACGCATTCAAGATTTATACCAGATTTCTTTACACATACAGATTATAGAATTGAAAAAACTTTGAGACAATAGTATGGAAAATATAAAATTACAAGAAGAACTCGCTAGTTTAAAATTTGATGGAAAATCGGTATTAGATGCAACATTTTCACTTTATGATTACTTAGGACAAAAAGCAGGTCCAGAATTAGGTAAAGATGTATACAAAACAGCATTAATACTTAAAGAACCAGTTGGAGTAAGAGAGATAAGTAATAAAGCTTACACAGGTAAGGTAATGTTATATAGAAAAGAATTCTTAAAAGAGTATTTTGATGCAAAAAGAAATAGTAGAGCATAACGAACTTATAGCAAAAAGAGTACCACCTGGAGACAAATGGGAACTAGTCATTGATAAGGAAAACCTTATTGATGGCTTAGTACCTACCCTCACTCAATATATGCGTAAAACTAAATTTAAAGGTCACTATAGATTAGAACCTTTGAATGGTAAATTATTCGCTATAAAGACTGAAGAGGTTACTATAGAAGAACCAGAACCAGAAAAGTTCGATCTTTACGGAGAATATTAGGGCAAAAGTTGTTTCCTATTGTTATTTTTCGTATATTAAGGTATATTAATAAAACAATAAAGGTTATGATGAGTCCAGAAAGTTTATACATTGCAGAGCAAGAGTATTTCAAGTTTGAAGAGATTATGAATACAAAAGAATACCTCACACAAGAGGAGTATGACTTTTGTTTTGCATATGATAAAAGTATTAGAGAAGATACTTCGTACATTGGAGATTACAGTAAATTTGGTGATTATTTAAACCTAAGAGTCTATTCAGAAGCTGAACATCATGCTTCTCAGTATAGAATGGAATGTGGAATTTAAAAAAAGTAAAATGAAACACCCAGGATATTCAAAAGCAAAGAACCAATATGCCCAAAGGACAGATACTAAATTATCATCTTCAGGCAAAAAGGCATTCAAAGAAGAAATGAAACGGTTTAACGAAAGATTAAAAAAACTAACATCGAGATGATACCAAAGAATTTCAAGTATTTAGATTCATTTGTACTCCCTAGAAATCTGGAAAAAAGCAACAGAGCTCTAAATCAACATATCACAGAGGATATAAGATATAAGTACTTTTTAAAACTTAAAAACAGGAGAGATCTAATTGACCGTCTAACCTACAAACCAGAAGATTTTCCTGTTATGAGATTGATATACATCTTAGTATGGAAATCCCCTTCCGGAACAAAACAAAAATTTAAAGTTGGTCAATCTCAAAAATGCTTTCAACGTATAGGTAGTAATTATTTAGCAGGATCTGGAGCAAACACAGGATGGCTCTCCCCAGCAATGTATGCATTCCTAAAGGAATACGGAGGAGAATTTGAGATTTATTATAGAGGGTTTGATGATAAAGTTACAAAGATGGACGACGATATAGAAGTTCAGTATACTCCTAGATTAGACACTATAGAAAAACACTACCAAGAGAAATTAAATATTAAAGATGGAAAGAAAGCTGTTCAAGAATTTTTTAGTCTGAATAATTTTTCTTATATTATTAAATAAATAAAACGGTTATATATGCAATTAGAAAAAAAGTACTATACGGTTCAAGATGAAGAGACCTTAAAATTACTTCATCAACATATCTTAGACTCAGATGTAATAGCAGTCGATACGGAGACTACCGGACTTAACCCTCGTAAGAATAAAATTATTGGTTGGTCTGTTTCTGGAGACGAAGGAGTAGGTTTTTACTTACCTACCTTAGTTTTTGATTATGAGAAAGATGAGTTAGTACTACAAGAAATAAACGGCAAATCTACTGAGGTTATATCTAGAAATTTACTAAAATTACTTATAGGTAAAAAATTAGTATTTCATAATGCCTCTTTTGATGTTCAGTTTATAAAGAACTATTTTGGAGTTGATTTACTACCTAGTGTATACGTAGATACTGGACTATTAGTTCATACTGTATACGAAGAAGGAGCCTTTGGCTATGGTAATCCTTTCGGGTTAAAGTCTATTGCTATAATGAATCAAAAAGAGCTTGGTTTAGACGTAGAAGAAGCAGCTAATAAAGAACAAATAGAACTTAAAGAATCAATAAAAAATAATGGAGGATCAACTACTAAAGCGTTATATGAAATATTTAAAGCTGACTTGGATATTCTTAGTAAATATGCTTCTGCTGATACCGATCTTACTTTACGTATATGTAATCTATACCTTGGAAAACTTAAAGAAGAAGGACTAGAGAAGTTTTTCTTTGAAGATGAAGTAATGCCTATCTACCGTGAAGTAACTGTACCTATGGAAGCTTGTGGAGTAGATTTAGATATAGAACTAATTGAAAAAGTTCATGGTGAGATTATAGAAGATCAAAAAAATAATAAGGAAATAGTAATGAAGTCTCTATTAGAGATACCTGAAGTTAAAGAGTGGATTATGGATACAGCTTTTAAAGAGTATCCACCTTCTCATAAAGGTAACTGGGCTCAAAGGTTAGCTGAAAGGTATTCATTAAATTTACCTAAATCTGAGAAGACAGGTAAGTATTCTGTAACTCAAAAAAATATAGAAGCTTTAGAAGAATCTCCAGCTAAAAATTACCTATTAACAGGTAATATAGAACTACTAGATGAAATTGAAGTAGCTAGAATTTCTATGACTATGTGGAAGGAATCGAATGATGGTGATTATATTAATATTCAATCTAAAAAGCAGTTAGGTGAGATCGTATTTAAGTATATGGGTATTACTCCTAAAGTAGCAGGATCGAATACTAAATCTGGTAGAGCTAAGTTCGATATGGATATGATTAAGGATTTATCTAAAGACTACCCTTGGGCAGAAAACTTAAGAGTATATAATAGATTACTTAAAATAAAGTCTACCTATGTAGATAGATTTAGAGATCGTCAGGAAGATGGTAGATACTATTTTTACTTTAAGCAAAACGGTACTGTATCTGGTCGTTATGGATCTGATGCTCAACAACTACCTAAACCTCTAGAAGAAGGAGAAGAAGCTCCTATCATTATGAAGTATGTAAACGTAGTAAGAAAGTTTCTTATTGCCGGAAATGGTAGAAAGGTTATTGATGCCGATTACGAATCTTTGGAACCTCACTGCTTTGCCTCAGTAACAGGAGATAAAGCTTTACAAGAGATCTTTAATAAGAACTGGGATTTTTATTCTACTGTTGCTATTAAAACTGAAAAGCTAAACGAAGATACTACTAGATTTCCTAACGGAGTCTCAGCTGATAAAAGTGCTCCTAACTACCTAAAGAAACTAGATGCTCCAGCTCGTAATAAAGCAAAAGCTTATTCATTAGGTATTGCATATGGTATGGAAGCTTATGCGTTAAAAATGACTTTAGGAGTAGATCAGAAAACTGCTGAACGTTTAGTTCAAGGTTACCTAGATGGATTCCCTCAGCTAAAAGAATGGAGAGAGAATTCTAGACTTCAAGTCAAAGCTCATGGTTATATTAAAAACTATGTAGGACGAGTTAGACATCTACCTAAAGTTCAAAAAACCTATATTAAGTTTCAAGATAAGATGATGGATTGGAGATTCAGAAAGGAACTAGAAAGGACTTACGGTAAAGATATAGTTTTAAAAGCGTATAGAGATTATAGAAACGGACTTAATAACTGTCTT